ATCTTTTCTGCAAGATGCGTTTTTACTGTTGGGAAAAAGGTTCTCACCAAAAAGTTACTATTTGTTACAGAGAGACGGATTGCTTCCATCATCTCTCTTGTTGTATAATCTACCATCTTTTATTCTACCTCCTTTAAAAAGATACCGAGTTTTCTAAGCTCTTCTGTATAATTTGCCACGGTTGTACCGCTTGCCGCAGTAACCGCTGCCAAATTAAAGGTTCCTGTGATATATTCCTCTGCGACAACAGCATTTCCCGAAGTAGATGCTCCGGTATCCACCTTATCTGTCAGTATACCGCTCGGAACGATTTTTTCGACAGAGGCGTCAAACATCGCATATGTGCCATCGCCTTTGTCATACAAAAGTGTTCCTCTTTTCAAAACACCCTGTCCTGCTGCCAGTTTGATTCCTCTTGTCAGAAATCCAAACTTTGTTCCTGCAATCAGATTGTCCGGCTTGCATTCACCAATTTTTTCAAACAAGTCCATCTCATTTTCCTCCTTTCTTCTGCACATTTTCAAAAGCGGCTGTCAATTTATTCACACGCTTTTTGTGATCTTCTTCCGTTTTGCTTTTTTTCGACTCATCATCCTGGATGTCTTTCGGTGCCGGTGTTACTTTTCCCGCACCGCTATTTTTCGCATCTTTCTGCAAACTATCCATAAAGTTTGCACCTACCTTTTTTTCTGCCAGGATAGCTTCATATGCTACTTCTTTTGCATCTTTTGGTTCTTCGTACTTGGCCTTTGCCAGCATTTCTTCCGGTACCGCATTCGCGATATCATCCAGTGCTCTCATTCTTTTGCGCTCCTGATCTACAGCATCCTGAACCATGCTTGTACACAGTTCCGGGTAAGCATTCTGCAAATCAGCTACCGTCTTAATTGTTACATTTTTATCGCCCATATTCTTGTTACCTCCTTTGATCTGTTTGTTTTCCATAGGCTTATTTGTTGTTTTATGATTAGCATTTTTGGTAAAACGCTTATCTGGCTCTTTACTCAGATGGTTCTTATCCACTCGAACCGAGTTGACCATAATATACTTTCCGCAGTCACGAATATCCGAAATATTGGAATATGCAATTTCATCAACCAATCCAAGGTCAACTGCTTCCTGTGCCGTCAACCATTTTTCTTCGCTCATAAGCGTTGAAAATTCTTCTTCACTGATATCTGAAATTCTGCTACGATATGAAGCAATAATGCTTTCTTTAACCGCACTCATATCTTCAATAATTTTTTTCAAATCCGTTTCATTGTAGTAACCAACCAGTCCTACAAGTGGATCGTGGATCAGTACCATAGCATTACAGGAAGCAATAATTTCATCTGCTGCCATAATGACAATCGTTGCTGCCGATGCGCACATGCCGTCAATGTGCGCTACAATGTGCTTTCCGCAGTCTTTTAACTGACTAAAGATAGCAAATGCGGACATTACGTCGCCGCCTGGTGAGTTGACACGAACGTGAATCGTATCTGCTTCCACATCATTCAATTCTTGTATGAATTGACGATACGCAACATAATCCTTATCCCACCACGGTTCTTCTGAACAGATTTCTCCGTAAAGATATAACTCCGCTTCATTATCCGCATATTTGCTGTTTTGAAATTTCCAAAATTTATTCATTCTCTTCTTCCTTTCCGATATAGTTTTTAATCAACTCAGCTTCTTTCCCCAGCTGACGGATATTGTCGTTAAACTCTGTTCCATTGATCTCGATAGCTTCTTTCTCACGTGAAGATACACCAAGATTAATCTTTAATGCTGCTGCCTGTAATTCTTTTACCGGGTCAATCATTCCAGGTGCCGGACCGTTCCACTGGCAGGCACTCCATGCCTTTCGTATTACTGGGGAATAAAAAAAGCCCGGTGCGATAATCCGCCCCGAAGCCACTGCTTCCATCAAAAATCTTTCATACACCGGCTGACAAAAATCATTGACTAACCACTGCCTGCGCATTCGAAACATCTTCCAGCTTTCCAAAAGAGCAGCTCTTGATGCAGAGTATGACGCTGTAAAACTTTTTGTCAGCAATTCCACCGGAATCTCCAACGCCGCTCCGGTATATTTAGCCATGCTCAATACGAACATATCAAAGTTGCCGTTTGGATGCTTTGGATCGCCAAACTCCACACTCTCTCCCGGATTCAACACATTGATTGCTCCTGGTCCCATTTCATAATGTGTTTGGGAATTTGACACGGCATCTTCCTCCGGTATCATTCCGGTAAAAGGATTCTCACCGGTATCTGCCTCCGTTTTCACAAATGCCGTAAAGAAAGAACTTACCACCGCAGACATCAACTCCGCTTCTGTATATCTAGTCAACTGTTTTAAACTCTCAATGACTGGTGCCAGATACGGAACACCTCGATACTGCTCTGCGCGTTCGGAATCAAAAATCATCAGCACATTTTCCAAACCGGTTTCTTCACCATAGGCTTTTACTCGAACCCATTCCTTTTTTATGTTCAGATTCGAATTGGGATACGCCGAGCAGATGTGATATGCTACAACTGCTCCCTTGTCATCAATCTCCACTCCGTTATATACACGGTTGTGTGTGGTTGGATCTTTATAAAAAAGATTTACATTCGTTGTCGTTCCCGGTGTGCATATGCGGTCACTCTCGATGATGTTCAGCCGGAGATCATACGGCATAAACCGATTATCCTTTTTATCTGCATATGTAAAGATGCAGCAGGCATCTCCATTAACCAGCTGATTCATCAATATAAGCTGCTGATTTTCATAAAAATTATTTAATTTTCGAAGATCCGAGTGCTTCGATTCTGCCCATACATTGAACTCTCGCTGTGTGTTCTTCTGCCAGCGCTGGGCTTCTTCTTCGGATAAATTAAGCCGGTCAAAGTCAATTTTTGGTGCCGGCCGTATTCCGCTTCCGACGATATTCGTTCGGTTTGTTCGGATGGCACTTGTGGCAAGTGGTGCAGAAGTAACAAGGCTTCTACTTCTTGCGCGTAATGTTGGAAGATTTTTGTCAATATCTTCTTGTGGTGACTTATTCGCTGGGTTCCATCCCCGGCCATAATTCTTTTTCCTGCTTGCAGCGGATTCATCGTATCCAGAGTTTTTTATCCTTCGAATCATTTGCAATCGATTTCTGGCATCCATGCGTCTCAAAGCATGCTCCGGAGCCATCCATTCAATTGCCCGGTCAATCACATTCATAATCTACCTCCTAAAGATCTCTCGGAATCACACGGAAAACTCTTCGTTTTCCTCCGCTGCTCTCTAATTCATCGATCTTTTCGTCAAGATACTCGATTGCCTTTCGTATCTCGGTCAGATCTGCTCTTGTCACAGTCCGGGTTCCTATCGTATATGACTGGCTTATCAGCACGGCTTCTTCCGCTTTTAGATATAACTCTCTCTGCCTCTGGTACCGCTCCAGTCTCTTTTGCTTTTCACTTGCATTCATGTTCATCCTCCTCAATTATTGAATCCCCCGGCTCACTACACCGGATTTTCTTTTTCCCGCCACCGTTCTCTGTGGCTGCATATAATTAATTCCTTCACTGACTTTTTTAGCTAACACTGCAAAATTCGGATTCAAAAATTCTACTGCTGCCGTGTTATAGTTTCTCAAATCGAAAGGCTCATTCCTCGCACCGGATCTTTTTACCCAGCAGACTTTCTGTTTGCCCTTTACCTCTTTAATGATTCTCTGCTCGGATGTCAAACCATTCATATACTTTTGATCATACCCACGGTCAATGTTATCCGGGAAGTGACAATATCCCGGTCCATATTCGGTGATATACAGCCTCGACAAAACCGTCTCTTTGCCGGCATTAACACCAAGCATCAGAATCGGTACATTGTACTCATTATGCGTTGATTTTTTGTGCAGCAGGGGAATCCCATTTGATCCCATTCCTTTAATACCAAAGATCATTTTCTTTTTGCGCTGCATTGTTTTTAACCACTTGTATGACTGCGTCGTAAAATGTCCACCGGTATCAATGAATGTACATGCTATATTTAACGCTTGGCCATCTTCAAACGTAAACGGTTTGGAAAGGAACGCCTCCAGTTCTTCCCATATGAAATTTTTTTCCAGGTTACCATATAATTTTTCATAAGTGATTCCCCATGATTCATATCCGGCACCCCAGCCACACACTTCGAGTTCAAGACGATCATCCTGTACATCGACCGCTGCCGTAAGCAGAAGTACCCCTTGCGGGAGTTCCGCCGTATACTTTTCACGGCGCTTCATCAGATCATTGATATCTGCTTTCGCGCCCATTGCTTCATATGGTTCTCCCAGCGAAGTGTTGACCCACGTTTTCAATTTGTAATCCGAGCCATTTTCTTTTTTATCCTTTACCGCATCCAGATAGGCCTGCTTAATATCTTTCCATCGTTTCCAAGGTGAAGCCATTTCGTTCAGATGAAAACCTCTTATAGCCGTGACGGAAGGATTTTGTGCGACAAACATTCCCGGCTGTTCTTTCCATTCATCTTCGGACAGTTTTTCTTCACAGTGATCACACTTCATCATCATATCTTTGAAGTCAAGGTTATCCCATTTAAACGGCGTATACTTTCCGCAATATGGACATTGTACACACCATTCTTCCTGCGATGATTTCAAATATTCTTTTTCTATCCGGCTAACTCCCTTCTCTGTTGGAGTTGATACCAGAACCACTTTTCGATTCCAAAAAGTGGTTGTT